CCAGTGCCTTCATCGTCCACGACTTGCCGATGCCGGGTTCGCCCCTCGCAATGATGGTGCGCTTGCTACCTACGGTTGATACGGCCTGAACTAATTCATCCAGAGTGACGCGGGTTGCTGTGCTTACTTGTGCCATGATTGTTCTCCAAGTTAAGGTTAAGTACTACTTAATGTTCTGGTGCGGAGTTGTTTCTGTGTATCTCTCACACCAGAACAAATTATAGGATAAGACTTATACAATGTCAATCCCCTACAGGATGGCGAGATACTTGCGCAGCACCTCATAGTCTTCCTTCGGAACCTCCCGGCACTCTTCAACGAAGACCAACGTGCAGTCAGACCAATAGCCGCCGTCATCCTTATCCCAGTCTGCTCTGGTGCAGCCGCGCCAGTGCATTGCTACTTTCTTGGCGTACCTTGCCGGGTCACCCTTGGTTGCAAACAGGAACTTGTCGCTGTACTCCATGCCACCGTTGCGCTCACCGATCTTGCCTAAGTAGTGTTTCATATCACCCCCTATTAAATTACGCCTGTATACAGCATGACGATTACCGCACCCGCCATGCACACCATCACCCAGAACATCAGCTCATCTCTGTCCATCTCACACCCCCTCTGGTAGTTCAACGTCATCACCCAGTTTGCTTGCCACGTAGCAGCGCATGGCTGCGATTAGTGGAGACTCACCATACCCAAAAGCTTCTGCGTCATCACGAATCGGCGCGGGAGTCCAAGCAGCCCATTCAATGCGGTTTGATGCGAATTCTCGACTAACACTAATTTCCTCCCGCTCAATGATCGCCCCACCGATACCCCAGTGTGATGACGGGTGGTAGTGCTTCGGGTTCATACCGCGAGAGTCCTTGAAGAACCACCAATACTCGCCCCGGTCATCACGCACCCTCTCAGGTTGCCACCCCTCACACAAGGCCACTGCCCAGTCCAGCGCCGCCCCGCTTAGTTCTGATGTTCTCATCTCACCACCCTCCATCTTCAATGTTGGCCGCGTCAAACAGTGCAGGTAACACCCCGGCTGGGTCATAGAACGACCAGCGATTGAACAGGTGACTGCCCTTGTAATCCCAGATGCCGCAGACATCCTTGCCGTCCACGTTGAACGCCCAGCTATTGACTACCTTGTCCGGGTCATCCACTGCATTGGGCGGGAAGCCCAGTACCTCTGTGATCTGCGCCTTTGTCAGGTTCTTGAGTCCACCCATGCGATAGCTGCCATTGGGTGTGCTACGGATAGGTGTGATCTTGATTGTCGGCACGTCAATTACTGCGCTCATAATTTCCTCCAAGGTTCCTGCATCCAGTAAGCCATACATGGCTTCGATTGATCTCATGTTGTTGCTCCTTAGTTAACACACGCTGGTGTGTATTGGTTGTAGGTACGCACTCTCGAACGCTCGGAACGAATCTCGGTCAAGCTTAGGCGCTCATTCGGTGCGTAGGCAATTGAGAACACCTCAAAATCGCAGTCTTCCTCCAGATATACGTAGTCGCTGCGCTCATATGAGTAATGGCTGATCTTGTCCGCAATGCCAAGCTTTACGATCAGTGCTTTAGGTACTTTCAACCAGCCGTGCCCGTTGTCGCTAAAGAATTCAAATTTCCGCATGTTGTTCTCCAAGGTTCAAGTAGTACTTTAGGTTTTTAGTGGGGGTCGGAACCCCCCTTCCGAGTTACGCCGCGATAGATGCAGCAAATCTGTTCTTGAGTGAGCCATGCACCACGATAGTGACGCTTGCCTTTTTGCTATCGATGCCACCTGAACAGGCCATGCAATCCTCACAAGTCAGACGCTTGCCTTGTTCCTCACTAGCCGGGCAAGCCATTTCGTTGACGTACTTCAGCCCCTCTGCACCATCCGCATTAACGTCACGAACCCGGAACGTGCGCCACCCGGCAAACTTAGCCGCCGCAAACTCATCCATTGTGTCCGCCGATGCCATGCACCACTGTTTCACGTGGTCAGCCTTGCCCTTGCGCCATTGGTGTGTGTATCCAGTGTGGCCTGATGCCTGACTTAATAAACTAGACCATACCGCAGCAGGTACAGCAGCCGGATCACCATACGTACCTAACCGAACCTTGCGACCTTTAGCCGCTAACGTAGAAGCTAGAATTTTTTCTGGGTATATGCCACGCATCACACCATCCATAACGGAGCGAGCACCCTGCCCAAGGTTGACGTAGCATGAGCCGCCCATACCGCGCCGATGTTTGCAATCGCCACACACTGAAACATCTTCCAGCGTTTGAGCGGATACCACTGGGCTTAGGCCATTGTCGGCCATGATGTAGGTCTGCACCAGATTGCCAGTCTTACCGTTCTTTGATTCGGCGGTGATTGCCACCACCACGATGGGCTTGCCGTCCAGAAGGGACGCACCACGATAGATGATGTAGCCCGATGGTTTTTTGTTTGATCTAGTTGTCATGATTGCACTCTCCAAGGTTAAGTACTACTTAAGGTTTTTTGTTTGCTGCTACATCTGCTACTGAAATGCCATTGTCTCATAGTTCTTTCCCTTTGTCAAGTACCCTATTGTGAGATTTCCCCGGATTGTGTTGTTTGTTCAGCAATTGTTCAGTGATGTGCAGGTGGGATGCGGAGTGGCAAAAGTGAGCAACCATGCGGGTTTTGGTATGGTTTTTGTCGCTTTGTTCAGGTGTTCCGTTAAATGGGTAGGGTTGCCGCAAAGCCCGTTTGATCTGGGCACATAGAAAAAACGCGTTTACACGTGTGGGAGCAAAAAAGATTTCTGTACCCATGTGTATTTTCACGGAACATCGGAACAATACTGTATAAACTATATTAAATATAAATATAAATATAAATAAATCTAATGAAATCAATCACTTAGAGTTTGCAAAACTACTGTATATAATGTTCAGGCGAGCGGAACAAAATGGGGGTTTTGCTGAACATGCGGAACAAATGCCATAATGACAACCCAAACATTAAGTAGTACTTAAGGTTTTTCGCTGCAAAAAACTGGTTTCGCGCCCTTGTTTATGTTTTGTCCCAAAAACACAGATTCCAGCCGTTGCGTAAGTGGTCACTAACATATCTCTCCCTCTCTCTCACACTACGCGCCGCCTTTTGGGCTACTGCGTAGCCTTGCCCACCCACCCTCTAACTGCTTTGACACCAGTTCCCACGTCGTGGGCGAAAAAAAACCCCGCCGAAGCGGGGCTGGTGCTGCGTGGTGCTGATCAGAACTGCTCGGCAGTGCCGTCAAATTCCGCAATCGCATCTGTCAGGTACGATGCCAAATCAGCAAGCTCATCGGACTGACGCATTTTCTCAATGAATGCGCGCATTTTCTTCGCGGCATCTTTGGCCTTGGCCTTGCGTGGCAGTGCCAAAATAATTGTCGTATCGTCATCCTTCGGTGGCTTAGTCACTACAACAGGTTTTGCTGTCTCGACTGCCTCGACTGCATCGGTGGCCTTTGGCGCATCCTGTTTTGTGACTGCTTTCTTGGCCTTGGCCTTGCCGGGATTCTCAGTGTAAGGCTTGCCCGATTCGACTGCCTTGCGGAAAGCAGACAGGATTACATTTTTGCTTGCTGGCTTTGTTTTCTTGCCAGCAAATCGCTCTGCCAAAAAGGCCTTGGCTAATTCGCATTTGGTCGCGTGGCCGATCTTGGCCTTGGCCTTGTGTAAGGCCTTGCACGCCTCGTCGCATTTTTCGCGCATGGTGATTGTGCCAAGTGCCGATGATCCGGCAAGCTTTGCGAGAGCGATATGCTCTGGCTTTGCCACAATGTTATCAACGAGTGCTGGCTTTGCCGCTTTGGTTTTGGACTTTGTTGTCATGATAGTAACTCCTGATTGATTAATAAAAGTACTGCAAACAAATAGTCTCATATTAATTGTCGTATGTCAACTAGTACCCGAAACATTAAGTCCTACTTAAGGTTTTTCGGTATGGCGCGACCCCACCCGCCCCCCACCCGCCGCTGTGTGGATTGGGTCCCCCCGCGCTGCGTATGCTGTGTTTTACACATTAGATCACCACTTCTCCACAACTACATACAAAAATGACAACATAGCCCTCCCCCCTTGCAATTTCCACAAGGCTATATATACTTCGCGCTATAGAAACACCCCCCTATCAAAATCTTTTAGGTTCCATATGGCGGGGGGTATATAAATCTGCAAAAGCAGAACAACACAATTTAGCTATGCCACTAATCATCACACCTGAGATAGGCATCCCACTACCCATCGACGTTACGCCGGAGGAGGTAGAACAGTTTCGTGAACGCGCCAAGGCCGCATGTGCCACGCTTCAGGAATTGATGGAGGCAGGTGCTGAGATAGAAATCACCCCAGACGACAGTCGGCAAGCCAGAGAATTGATGGCGGCGGACAAACCCTTCAAAGTCAGCAAGACCACCCCCGGTACTATATTAAAGTTAGAGTCCCTGCTCACTGAGTACGATCATGAGTTTCTGGGGGCAAACCGTCGCATTGCTAATTACGTAACAAACAGGCTGCTGGAAGAAACAGTAGACGAAGATGCACGTGTGCGTTTGAAGGCGCTGGAGTTGCTGGGTAAGCGCAGAGGTGTAAACTTGTTCTCAGAACAAATGGAAATCACGATAAGACAAAAGCCAACCGAGGATTTAGAAGGCGAGTTGGCGACACTCTTGGAGAAGTATATGGGTGACGCGGAAATTATAGAAAATGAGCCACCTTCGATTATCGATTTGGACGCAGAACTAGGCCCTGAGCTACCTATTGATGACACCACAGATACTTCAGACACTGAAGACGAACCCGACACTACTAGCGAATCTGCCTGAAGAAGTTCAGCGCCGCGCTCAGGAGTTGTTGGAGGAGTTAGAGTCCCGCAAGGGGGCGGAACGTGCTCGTACGTACTTCATGGAGTTTGTCCAACGGGTCTGGCCTAACTTTATTCACGGGGCACACCATGTCAAGATGGCTAGGGCGTTTGAGAGAGTGGCTAATGGAACCTGCAAACGGCTCATCATCAACATGCCACCACGGCACACGAAATCCGAATTTGCCTCATACCTGCTGCCAGCATGGTTTTTGGGCAATTTTCCTCACAAAAAGGTAATTCAAACGTCTCATACAGCAGAGCTTGCTGTGGGTTTTGGCCGAAAAGTCCGAAATCTGGTGGATCAGGACATCTATAAAAACATTTTCCCCAACGTCGAACTGCAATCGGACTCCAAAGCGGCGGGTCGATGGAACACAAGTAAGGGTGGTGACTACTTCGCTATCGGTGTTGGGGGTGCAGTGACCGGTAAGGGTGCGGATATTCTGATAATTGATGACCCGCACAGTGAACAAGAGGCCGCACTCGCTGAAGTGAACCCGGAAATCTACGACAAAACCTACGAGTGGTACACATCGGGACCTCGTCAGCGTCTCCAGCCGGGTGGAAGTATCGTGGTAGTGATGACCCGCTGGTCTAAGAAGGACTTGACGGGGCAAGTATTAAAAGCAGCCGCCCAACGTAGCGGGGAAGAGTGGGAAGTCATTGAGTTTCCTGCCATTTTGCCCAGTGGGAACCCACTTTGGCCTGAGTTTTGGTCAATAAAAGAGTTAGAAGCCCTCCGTACCGAACTGCCGAACCAGAAATGGATGGCGCAGTACCAGCAGAACCCCACATCCGAGTCCGCAGCGATAGTTAAGCGGGAATGGTGGCAAATATGGGAAGAAGATCACCCGCCGCAGTGTGAATTTGTGCTCCAGTCGTGGGATACGGCGTTTGAAAAGCACAACCGCGCCGACTATAGTGCGTGTACTACTTGGGGGGTCTTCTATCAGGAGGACAAGGCGGGGATAATGCAAGCCAACATCATCCTGTTGAACGCATTCCGCAAACGCATGGAGTTTCCTGAGTTAAAGAGGAAGGCCATCGAGGAGTCTCGGGAGTGGGAGCCGGACTCCATCATCATTGAGAAGAAAGCAACCGGAGCACCGCTTATATATGAGATGCGGGCCATGGGTATTCCGGTACAGGAGTTCACGCCATCCAAGGGTAATGACAAGATCAGTAGATTAAATGCGGTCTCTGACTTGTTTGCATCAGGTCGGGTGTGGATGCCGGGCACTCACTGGGCTGAAGAAGTGGTAGATGAGGTAGCAAGCTTCCCCGGTGGGGATCATGACGATTATGTTGACTCTGTCTCTATGGCACTGATGCGGTTCAGGAAGGGCGGGTACATCCGCACGGACTTGGACGAGCCTGAAGAGGTTAAAGAGTTTAGACGTAAAAGAGCGTATTACTAAGGAAAAACTATGGCAATCGATAAAGCATTGAACCGCGCCCCACTCGGCTTGGGCGATATGGCAGCAGAAAACGAGCCGGACATTGAGATTGAGATCGAAGACCCTGAGTCAGTAAGTATTGGTGTGGGTGGGCTTGAGATTGAGATCGAGCCGGGCGAAGATATTCGCAACGAAGAGTTTAACGCCAACCTTGCGGAAGACATTTCGGAAGACGTGCTGGCAGAGCTTGCAGGGGACTTGATTAGTGAGTACGAAGAAGACGTGTCCTCACGCAAAGACTGGATGCAGACTTATGTAGATGGTCTTGAGCTACTGGGGATGAAGATCGAGGAGCGGTCTGAACCGTGGGAGGGGGCCTGTGGCGTATACCATCCGTTGCTTTCCGAAGCTTTGGTCAAGTTCCAAAGCGAGACGATCATGGAAACTTTCCCGGCTGCTGGTCCGGTTAAAACGCAAATCATCGGTAAAGAGACTCCAAAGAAAAAAGAAGCGGCAGAGCGTGTCCGGGACGACATGAACTATCAACTCACCGACGTGATGGTGGAGTATCGCGGTGAGCACGAGCGCATGTTGTGGGGCTTGGGTCTGTCGGGCAATGCGTTTAAGAAGGTGTACTTCGACCCATCACTGGATCGTCAGGTGTCTGTGTTTGTACCTGCTGAAGACGTGGTGGTGCCGTATGGCGCGTCTAATCTGGAGACCGCAGAACGTGTTACGCACGTGATGCGTAAGACCGGGAACGAGTTGCGAAAGTTGATGGTTGCGGGCTTTTACCGCGACATTGACCTGCCAGAACCAAGCAACACTCTTGATGATGTAGAGAAGAAGATTGCCGAGAAGATGGGCTTCCGCGCAACGACGGATGACCGCTACAAGCTCTTGGAAATGCAGGTCTACCTTGACCTGCCGGGTTACGAAGATACAGACGACAAGGGTAAAGAAACAGGGATTGCTCTGCCATACATCGTCACTATCGACAAAACGTCACAAGAGATATTGGCTATTCGTCGCAACTATCAGCCCGATGACGACACAAAACAGAAACGTAGTCACTTTGTGCACTACGGCTACGTCCCCGGCTTTGGCTTCTACCACTTTGGTCTAATCCATCTAATTGGGGCATATGCTAAATCGGGCACATCGCTTATTCGCCAGTTGGTTGACGCAGGTACGCTGGCAAATCTGCCGGGTGGTCTGAAGTCTAAAGGTATGCGTACCAAGGGAGATGACACGCCTATCGCTCCGGGTGAGTTCCGTGACGTGGATGTGGCGTCTGGCACCATACGCGACAACATTTTGCCGCTGCCGTATAAAGAGCCAAGCCAAGTGTTGATGTCGCTGATGAATCAGATTGTGGACGAAGGTCGTCGCTTCGCGTCTGCTGCTGATCTTAAAGTGTCTGACATGAGCGCACAGGCTCCTGTCGGTACTACGCTGGCTATTCTTGAGCGTACATTAAAGATCATGTCGGCTGTTCAGGCTCGCATCCACTACGCAATGAAGCAGGAGTTCCGTCTTTTAAAGACCATCATTGCTGACTACACCCCAGAAGAGTACAGCTACGAGCCAGTTGAAGGCTCACGTCGTGCGAAGAAGTCTGACTACGACAACGTAGAAGTTATTCCGGTCAGTGATCCTAACGCGGCGACCATGTCGCAGAAAGTGGTTCAGTACCAAGCAGTCATGCAGATGGCACAAGCTAACCCACAGATTTACGATCAGGTGGAGTTAAACCGTCAGATGTTGGAGGTCTTGGGTATCAAGAACATTGGCAAGCTCGTACCAAGTGCTGAAGATCAGAAACCAAGAGACCCTGTGTCCGAGAACATGGCTATTTTGAATATGAAGCCGGTCAAAGCGTTTATATATCAGGACCATGAGGCGCATATTGCTGTGCATATAGCCGCAATGCGTGACCCAAAAATTGCTGCGTTAGTTGGTCAAAACCCACAAGCGCAAACAATTATGGCCGCTGCTATGGCACACATCAACGAGCACATAGCGTTTGAGTATCGCAAACAGATCGAACAGCAGATGGGTATTCCGTTGCCATCTGAAGATGAGGAACTGCAACCTGAGATGGAGTTGGAAGTTTCTCGCATGATGGCGATGGCTGCGCAGAAGCTGGTACAGAAGAACGAGGCAGAAACGCAACAACAGCAAGCACAGCAAGCTGCACAAGACCCTGTTATCCAGATGCAACAACAAGAGTTGCAGCTTAAAGCACAAGAAGTGGAGATCAAGAAAACCAAACTGCAATTGGATGCTGCTGCTAAAGCTGATCAGCTGGAGATTGAGAAAGAGCGTATCGCTGCACAGAAAGAGATCGCGGGTATGCAGGTTGGAGCAAAGTCGGCCAAAGACCGTATGGAGTTCCAAGGCAAGATGGAGTTAGAAGGTACACGCGTGGGGGCTGAGATAGCGCGTAATCGTGCGCAAATGGTCCAACAAGAACGTCAAGCCGCACAACAGACAAACAAACCGACAAAAGGTGAGTGATGGACAAAGCATTATCGCTTGTTAGAGACAAGATAAATGAAAAACAAGCTTTCCTAGCCAAATCGGTTAGTGAAGGCGTTGCAAAGGATTACACAGAGTATCGTGCAATGTGCGGGGAGATTCGGGGTCTATCCATCGCAGAAGGATTCATATTAGACCTTGCAGACCAAATGGAGCGTCACGACGATGAGTGAAATACTAATCGCTACAGAAAGCGGTGAAGTACCACAAACAGCAGAAGATAAAGCAAAACAATTACCGCAGCCTTCGGGGTATCACATCCTCGTAGCACTGCCAGACATTGAAGAGCAATACGAGAGCGGTCTGATCAAAGCAGATCAAACTCGTCACTTTGAAGAAGTACTTGCAACGGTATTTTTTGTCGTAGCACTTGGGCCTGATTGCTATAAGGACGAGAAGCGGTTCCCTTCAGGACCGTGGTGTAAGCAAGGGGACTTTATTCTTGCACGTCCAAATAGTGGCACTCGCTTGAAGATTCATGGCAAAGAGTTCCGCATGATCAATGACGACACTGTAGAAGCCGTTGTTGAAGACCCACGTGGCATCCGCCGCGCATAAGGAGAAAGTATGGAAAAGACTGAATTTGAGTTCCCCGACGAAAAAGAAGCCAAGGCTGGCGGGCAAATAGAGGCCAAACAAGAAGACGACTTTGACCTTGTTATTGAAGACGATACCCCACCAGAAGACCGTGGCCGGGAGCCTTTACCCAAGGAAATTGTACAAGAACTTGAACAAGACGAGCTTGAGGATTACTCCGAAAAGGTCAAAACTCGCCTAAAACAGATGAAAAAGGTCTGGCACGATGAGCGCCGAGATAAAGACCAAGCGCATCGGGAGCGTCAGGCTGCGGAAGATCTTGCCAAAAGAGTATTAGAAGAGAATAGAACCCTCAAATATAGGCTTTCCGAAGGGGAAAGGAGCTATGTCCAGACGTATCAAACCGCTGCCGAGATGGAGTTGGACAACGCTAAACGTGCTTACCGAGAGGCGTACGACGCAGGGGATACGGATAAATTGATTGAGGCGCAGGAGAAGATTACCAACGCCAACTATAAGTTGCAAAAAGCAAAAGAATACGTTCCCTCTTTACAACGTCAAGAAGATGATGTAAAAGATATACCAGAAGCACAAGTGGCTCGCCCTGACCCGAGGGCTGTTGCGTGGCAAGAGCGCAATACATGGTTCGGTCAGGACGAGGAGATGACTAGTCTTGCACTTGGGCTACACCAAAAGCTAGTCAAACAGTACGGTTCCAGCTATCCGTCCACCGACGAATACTGGCAGAAGGTTGATGGCACTATGCGTCAGCGCTTCCCGGACTACTTCCAAGATAGATCGCAGCCGGAGAAATCCGCCTCGCGCACCGAAAAAGCATCCACGGTTGTCGCCCCTGCGACCCGTAGCACAGGTTCCAAAAAAATCGTGCTAAAGCAATCGCAGTTGAGCGTCGCAAAGAAGCTTGGACTAACGCCCGAGCAATACGCCCGTGAACTTATGAAAATGGAGGCCAACAATGGCTGAAAACAAACTTAGTCGTGAACTTGAAACTCGTGCCGTGCAGGAACGCCCCAAGCAGTGGGCACCACCTGAGCTTCTCCCTGAACCAGATAAGCAACCCGGTTTCGCGTACAGATGGATTCGCGTTTCGACTCTAAATAATTCAGACCCGCGTAACCTTTCTGCTAAATTGCGTGAAGGGTGGGAGCCGGTCAAGATCGAAGAGCAACCGAAATTTCAACTGCTAATCGACCCGAATAGTCGCTTTAAGGACAACATCGAAGTCGGTGGGTTGTTGCTTTGCAAGACTCCAGCGGAGTTGGTAGACCAGCGTAATAGCTACTATCAACAACAATCTGAAGGTCAGATTGAGTCTGTAGACAACAACTTGATGCGCCAAAACGATCCGAGGATGCCGCTCTTCAATGAACGTAAGTCTTCGACATCGTTTGGTAAAGGCAATTAACCAAACTACTGGAGTCTAATATGGCTTATCCGACTGTCTCGGCCCCTTATGGCCTAGTACCGATCAATTTGATCGGCGGTCAGGTATTCGCGGGTCAAACTCGTGAACTCCCGATTGCCAGCAACACTGCTGGTGCAATTAATAATGGCGACATCGTTCGCCTCTCGTCTGGCTTCATCGTCAAAGAGACCGGTACTACTACCGTCTCGGCAACCGGTGTAGTTGGCGTGTTTGTTGGTGTTGCGTATACAAACCCGTCTACAGGCCAGAAATTGTTCGCTAACTCGTATCCCGGTTCGGTTGTTGCTTCCGACATCGTGGCTTACGTTGTTGACGATCCCGATGCTCTGTTTAAGGTCGCTGTGACCGGTGGTGCAACTTCAACCACTATCACCCCG